ATGCGTAACCCAGATTTAAAACTAAAAAGAGACAGACGTTTAGTCAAGATGTTCTACGAACTGTATGATGTGAAACGTAAACGCATGGATGACGTATTGAAAGAACTTTCAGAGGATCACTTCTTTTTGGATACTGATTATATTTACAGCAGGATATTTTACTGCAAAGAAAATCACGAATACTACAACGAACTTCTTAACTCAAAATAGGTAACGATGAGAAGAAATAGAATAGCAAACCAGATCAAAAAAAAGATACATGAGCGCCAGATAGGCGAATGTATTGATGAATTAAATAGGACTAGCGATGCTGCAAACGTTGCTGGAAAAGCCTTCATGTATTTTTCAGAGGCTTGCGCCACAATTATGCCAATTACTTCATTACCTATCGTGCATTCGGCAAACTAATTCGGAATGTGAAATAGCGGTTCGGTTTCAGGGGCCGGATCGGGTGACTTTCCTTTTAATATTACAATTTCGTTTACTTCAGTTTGATCGTACTCGCGCTTAGCACTGGCATCCTCGACGTTGCAGTTGAAGGTGATGCGGTACAGGTTACCGGCACCGCCTGAGTCTTCACGGCGCATATCGACACGGCGCATGGTTTGAAAGTGGGTGCCGCTTACACCGTGAAATGCTGTGTACAACTTGGTAAGCAAGCGCAGGAAGTTGATTGCGCTGGCCTGGTTGTATGAGCCCTGATAGGTATCGCTGAAGGTTTCAAAAAATAAATACAGATCGATTTGCATGTCGCACTGCTGGATGAGCTGCGCCAGGTCTTCACACGAGTTGGTGCTGAAGCCGATAAATATGGCCGGAGTTGGGAATGGTAATTCATCAGTAAGAAATGATACCTGTTCGTGCCAAAGATCAACCCACTTTATTTCGGTAATTTTGGTTGTGATGCGCTGGGCAATCTCGTTATAAAGGTCGGTGTATGCTTCCATGATGATGTATTTAAATGGTGTTTAAATGTCGGTTACTGTAATGTTTACTGTTGGATTGTTGAATTGAGGTTCTACCTGGGTACGGACTGTATTGGCAAACCAGGAATCGAAGTCTTTCATTAACGCTGCACTATTGCCCATGAACTGGCGCTTTGGTATTTTGATTTTTGAGCCTACGGGCATTAGCGCCATGCGCTTGCAAAACATTGCTTTGGCACCAATGGCGCGATTGGTTTTATTGAGCGATACGGCTCCTTGTTTATTGGTGGTTACTTTGCCAACCTGTTCGTAGTACTTTGCCCAAAAGAACTTTTTCATCTGTGCGGTGACAGTGATTGTGCCTCCGGAGTTGTGAATGTCGGCATGAGGTTCATTATTAACGACAACAACCTTGCTTATTGTAGCAGATTCTTTGTGAACACCGCGCATGAGGTTACCACTTTTATACATGGTGTGTTTACCAGCCAGCGGATTGTTTGTTTGCGCCCACTTCATGAAAGCTACATCAGTAAAGCCACCTTTGACAAAGCTGTCTTTAAAGAATTTGACCGATTCGGAGGCTGCATATCGTGATGCGTTTGCCTTTAACTCGGCGGCTATATGCCTGAAATTTGGGACGTTGTTTTTGTTATCCATTTTTTTGTATATTTGCAGTGAGAGAGAGCGTTGCTCAATCTCGGATCAAAGGCAAGCATTTCCGGTGTTTGCCTTTTGTATTTTTACTCCGTTTTAAAATATTCCATGAACTTTTTGCTGTTGATTTGCTGACGTGTGACCTTTAGTACAGTTTCGTTGTGGATAATAATTACCTGTTTTATACCCTTATTTACTCCTGTTTTATCGGATAATTCGCCTCGTAGCTTGCGCGCTGCTAATGCGATAGTATTTGATTCAGGTGCATTTGACAGATCGATTATTACCCCGGAACATTGCTGTTTGTTGGCTGATTTTACCGCATTCTTTATAAATGATTGCGTTGTGTTTGATCGTTTGACATCGAAAGTCTTTAAATCGGCCAGATTGTTTGGCTTACCGAGGCCAATTTCAGGATTTTTAATGGATGTTTTGTTGCTGTTTTCGATGTGCGGACGGACGTACACGTTTTGCTCAAGGGCTTTCGCGATCTTTTCGGCGGCAATAACGGAAGCTTCTACATCGGCCAAATGTGCAAAATCGTTGACAAAAACGGTGTTTTCATTTGCTTTAATGGTGTGATTATATGGTGCAAAGGCTTTCATTTGTTCGGTATTGTCGCGAATAATGCCGCGTTTAGCCTCGGGAATGTTTTTAAAATAGCTTTGCTCCTGTGTGAATACCACACCTGACGTATGAGGGTTGTTATGAAATTTTACACCATGAAGCGTACTGTTTAAAGTTGGTTTGTCAGTGGTTTGTTCCATCCAACACCGGCATCGTTCAGCAAATGGAGGCAATGAAGTCCATTCTCGGACTGGTTTAACCACGCCCTCGTTTAACTCATGGCTATCACGAACATCATCATCTTGCATTGTTCGACATTTAAGACATGGATAAATATCGACATCGTCGAGATAAGTGGCATAGTCGCGGGCTGCACTGACAGAACTACTACAGAATTGCATTTCGGTTGCCATCCATGTCTCATTGTGGGTTTGAACCAACTTTTTAGCCTGGGCAATAAACGATTCTTTTGACATACCTGCCCGCGCATCGATGGCGGCGATATCGGACATGAGCGCGTGTGATTTGGCCCCGGCAAACTTCAGGAAGTTTTCGCGGAATGAACGCGCCAGATCGGAGGTGTAATACCCGTCGCCAAAAGCTTTTGCAGCTTCGTTGCTGAATGCTGCATAGTTTTTAAGGACTAAATCTTTGTCGAGATCAGTCGGCTTGACCTCTCCGGAATACAACTGATTGGCCAGGCGCTCGATGGCAGCGTCCCATGTGGCAGCATAAATAAGGAATGCCGGACGTAGTTGTGCGTAAGGCGCGTGACCTTTCAGGGTTGCGTCAGGCTTTTTTTTTTGACCGCCCGGATTTTCAGGAGGTGTAACTGTTGTTGATTTAGCCCCGATGATTGGTAGCCCGGTACGGTTGCGAACTTCGGTAATATCGAAGTCGAACGCGGTTGAGAGCTTCACAACGGCATCGATGTACCCGTTGATGTCGAGCGTCTCCTGGTTGTCCCATATCAGTGTGTGAGTAGCTAACTCGGCATAGACGCTGCTGATCTTTACAAGGCGCTGACGGATTTCGGTGTTGAACAGGTACTGATAGAACAGTTTATCCTGTTCGTAGCGATCTTGGGTAAGGCGTTCCTGAACCTCGGCAGTGCCTACGAATGCTTTTTCGTCGGTGGTTGATGAACCGCCCAGAACTCGCTTACTGATTTCGCGGTTACACACATCGTTGATGAGCGATTTGAACGATTGGTAAGCATCGGAATTGTAATTGTTCGGGATTGTAATTGTTTCCTTACCCTGCAATACAGCAAAATGATTCATTCTGAAATTTTCAAGCATTTCAAAAAGATCATCTCGACGCTGCGTATCCATGCGATCGGTAATGGCGAATACCGGTGGAACGCCAAACTTATCGATGTAACTCACCCAGCTACCCAAACCCAGCTTTTTAGCCAGTACGATCATGGCCAGTTGGTTGAGCATACCTAAGTCCCAATCGTCGCCCACCTGAAGGTAATAATCGCGGTATGTGCCGTCGATGTAAGATGCTCCATTGTCATCATACTCCTCTTTGATAATGATTCCTTTTTGCGGGATGAAGTTGGATTGCGGTATCTCGCGCACACGCACCAATTCACCGGCATCGTTGGTATCGAACATCTCCATGAGCGTTGGCCCCTGGAACCGCGAGAACAGGGATAGACGGATCAGATCGTCGTGCCAGGGACGTTCGAGCAATGCTTTTAAGGCTTCATTCTCGACTCCTTTCTCGTTGACTAACTTGAACGACGAACGCTGAACGCGAAGGATACGGGTATCGATAACGCTGGCCAAATGGTTATCGAGCAACAACGATTGGTTGAAACGCATGAGTAACCCACGGCGCGGATTATCGGGATCGGTAGCTGTCATTACAGCGACCTTCCAATCTTTAATTTCTTTGGCATTGTACAACGTTGCCTGTCGTTTAAACGGCGCCTTTTTACCGTCAGACCGGTTGTAGTACTCTGCAAACAGGTTGTTGTTTTTTACCCGACTAAGAATGGCAACTTCCATTGCGTTGCCGATGCGTTGAAATATTTTGTTTGCCATTTAAATGGTGTTTAAATGAAAAAATCTTTGTTTGTATTATTGCCCCATACCGGGCTGATGCTTCCACCTTCTTCGGTGGTTAGTTTTGGACAATCGACCAGAGCCATTGCTCCGGACTGTATGCGTTCGAGAAACTTGATTGCCTCTTTGTATAGCTCGACGTAATCTTCCGGAACTTTACGGGCTGCATTGCGCTTGACGGAACGATAGACTACAATGCTGGCAATGATTTGAACCAACACCCCGTTTCTAATTGGTAGTTCAGCAAAGATCAAATCGCAGTTGTATGTTCCGGAGATGTAGGATATAACCAGGTCAATAGTCTTTAACTCAATATCATCGAGAATGGTGTTTTCTTCGATATTGGTAACCTCCGGCATGGCGACGCTTTCGGACATGAGCCGCTCCTGGATGATTGTGATCAGATCGTCTTTATTGATGTACTTCATGGTTATGGCATATTGAATAAACGTTTCATAACTCCGGTTTTATAAGTCTTTTCGCCTTTTCGGCGGCGCGATTCTGATGGTGTGCAATACTTTTCGAGCGCCTCGATAGCCTGGTGATCGGCGTCGGGAGCATCATCGTGTTCGGTACTTCCTTCCTCGACGGCTACCAGTTGCATAATACCTACCTGAGTGTCGGAATTTGCGCGTAATGCTTCGTTGTAATAGATGCGCCCGTTTTGATAGTATGGCTTAAGAAACTTGATGATGCGTTGCACCTTGTTACTGGTTGGTGTATCCACCTTCATCAGGTTAAGATCGACGTCGTTTTCATCCTCAGCCTCTTCGATTGACCGTTGAACTTCACCATTCCAAAACTGGCTTTCATATTGCCCCAGATAATTGGCCTCTTTTGGAAGCCCGATTTTATACTGGCAGTTCCAATTGACAGCTAATTTCATTTTTGACTGGCGAACATAGCAGGCAATGAGCCAGAAGTTACGCTCGTGCAAACCCCACACTCGGATTGCGTTGTAGTCGCTGGTTTCGTTATCGGTGTAAGCGATATCCCAGTGGCTGATGATCATTTTGAACTCTTCGAGCGGTGGAAGTTTGCCCCACTGTATTTCGTCTTCTGTAAAGTTTGAACCTTCGAGCTTTGTTTCGTGTAAAAATTCGGCATAAGCTGCCGGGATGCCCATCGCTTTTTCTTGTTCTATGTAATACTCGCGAGGATAATAATTCCAGCGAGGCTCGTAGGTGACTTTGTTGTATGCTTTGATCTGCCGAACACGCCAATCGGGATGCCGTTCCTGAAGGATGGTCTGAGTCATTACCCTGGCGAACTTATTGTTGGCGTAGAGTAAGCGACGGGTTGGGCCAGTCATCGTTGGCAGAATGTCGCGCTCAATCTGATCGGCCTGTTTGCGCATACGTTTAGGGTTGGCAATGGTATCGGGCGTTTCCAGATCATCGATCACCCAAAGGTTGGGGCGGCGCTGTTTAACCCTAACGCCACGCACTTTCTTTTTGATACCGAAAGCCATACCGATGAAACGCTGATCGATGGTTTTAAAGTTGCCGATCTCCCAATCACCTTCGCATTTTTGCTGGCCAAAATCGTGAATCAACAACGGATTGCCTTCGAGTTCAGCTTGGATATCGGCAAGCAATTCCTGGGCGCGTTCTTTAGAGTCGGACATGAGGCACATAAATACCTCCTCACCCCTGATCCATAAGAAAAGCGGCTCTATAATATTGCAATAAACAGACTTAGCCAGGCCACGGCCCCACTCTTCGAACTCTTTGATGAGTGGATTGGCAGCAACATCGTTGCAAAACTCGATGTGAAAATCGGCACATTTGGCCATCGCGTAATGAGGCAGATAAGTTTCGACCATGTACTCCGGATCAATTTTAGCCCGGGCAATGCGCGCGCGCTGTTGTTCTTTCGTTTCGAAAGGGTTTACCTCGTTTGATTTACGAACGATTTCGAGCTTTTTGAGGTACTCCTCGGCCTTTAACTTCGCTGCTTTTTGACGTGAGGTAGCCATTAGCCTAGTTCGTTGGTTTTACGACGGATAATGTTAGACTGAAAGTCGATTGTTTTTTCCCAGAGCGATTCGTCGAACTGGCGAAGGCTGTTGAAAATTTCGTCCATGACATCGATGAACGTGCCTAGACTGTAGTTTGACTTATCGAGCGTGATGAGTGTTTTATTCATCTTACTCATTTCGTCTGACAGGCGGGATGCTTCGCCCCGGAGGCGTATTTCTTCTTTCAGGTCACCATCCTTTTGAGCGTTGAGAATAGACTCTTCGATTTTCAGGCGCTGTTCGCTCATCACCCGGATAAGTTTACGGATATTGTCGGTATCGGTACTGGCGCACTGCATGCGTGCTTTGCGTAGGTCGAGCCATCGGCCTTCGGGGCCATTGTTTGCCCAGTTGCTTACAGTGACCGGAGTGACTTTGAGCATTTCGGCTACCTGGTTTTGATCGTACCCTTGCACGACTACATACTCGTAGGCAGCGCGGCGAAGCTTTTCGTAATCGAGCCGTGAAAGCTGCTGTTTACTTCGAACCATCTTTCGTTTGTGACCTGACATAAAATGAATTTTGAACAAAGTTGCTTTATAAAGCAGCAGCGCGCAAAAAGTGATTTTATGTACTACAAAAATCACGTGTTAAACAGATGTATTAGTTCTTAAAAGCCAATTATTTACTCAGCATGAAAAGCCGATTTGCAGGGCTATAAAAAAGGGAGAAACTTTGGTACTCGAAAGGTCGGAAAATGGCGACCGGTTGATTAAAACAATGAGGCTATGAGTACAGGTTTGCAACTAAAAGTTTATGCTGAAGGCACCCAGGGACGGGTTGATATTATCGGACAGATTTCGGAATGGGGCCGCAATAATGCGGTTGATTTCCGGGAGAAATGTACTGAGTTGAAAAATTCGGGCATTACGAATTGTCACGTCTATCTGATGACTGTAGGCGGCGACTGTTTCCAGGCAAACGAAATTGTAAACATTTTGATTGACGTATTTGGCAGCTATACCGGAGAGGGTGGAGCCATTGTGGCCAGTGCCGGAACTTACATTGGCGTATGTGCAAAGAGCTTCACTATGGCGAAGAATGGTCAATACATGATTCACAAACCAAGCGGATGGATTAACGGCAACGAAACGGATGTGGATAACTACCTGAAGTTGCTGAAAAATATGACCGTGACCTACTACGATGCTTATAAGGCCGCATTGAAGAAACCCGAGAAAGAATTTAAAGCCAAATGGGATGCCGGTGATTTTTGGATGACCGCTCAGGAAGCTAAAGACTGGGGTTTTGTTACCGACGTTAAAGAGCCGGTAAAGATTGACCAGGAAACAGCACAGGCGATTCAAAAAAGCGGATCACCAATCGCTATTGCACCAACCGACATTATTGTTGAACCAATTTTAGAAACAAAAATGGATGTAAAAGTTATGGCTATTACTCTCGGTATGGACCCAAACAGTACCGAGGATCAGGTTAATGCCCGGATTGCAGAAAATGCAAATAAGGCAAAAGACTATGATACCCTGAAGGCCCAACAGGAACAAAGGGAACGGGATGAAAAGACAGCAAAGATCAAGGCTGATCTTGATGCTGCTGAAAAGGACAAACGCATTAAAGCGGACGCACGCGCTGCATGGCAGGCACAGTTTGAAAAAGACTTTGACGGAACCAAAGCGCTGTTGGCAGGTTTGCAGCCCATTGCCAGACCACTGAGCGGTGATATTAAAACCAGTACCGACGGAACCGGAGCCACTTACCAGGGTAAGACTTTTGAACAGTTGCAGGATGAAAACCCTGAAGCGCTTGCAGATTTGGAAGATAGTAACCCTGAAGCATACAACGCATTGTTTGCCGACTGGAAGAAACGTAACAAAATTAAATAAGGAGGGACTGAACTATGCCAGCTTTAATTGATGGTAATTATTTGAACCAATATGTAGCTCCCCAGCTTTTAGTGGAGTTGAAAAACTACAAGGATGATTTCCTTACACAATTACAGGGTGCGCCAGCCCAGGCATTGACTGCCGATGGTATCCGTTTTAACAAGCTGATCAACAATGTGGAATTCTTTGTGAACAATTCTGCTGAGTTTACCGCACAGACAATGGCTGGTAAAAAGACTTTGATTGAGTGGGAGAAATATGATACCCGCCCGACGAAAGTGACCGATGCTGAAATAAGGTACCTGAACTTTGACAAACGTTCTATTGTGCGCGTGAAACACATGGAAGCCCTGAAAATGGGTATCCGCGACCACGTGCTTTGGAAACTGTCCCCGGATGATGATACCGATTCAAACATGCCAGTAATGCGTACTACGGGAGCCAACGACGGGACCGGACGTTTGCGTATGCAATTTTCAGACGTTGTGAAATACCTGGAACTGATCAAGAAACTGAACCTTCCGGATATGACCGCGCTGAATATGATTCTTTGTCCGGAGCATGAAACCGACTTGATTCTCGACCGAGACAGCGCTAAATACTTTGCAGATAAGAACATCTTCTTTGATGCCACTACCGGTAAAGTAAAATCAATTATGGGTTTTAATTTTTGGGGGAATAATGCAGTATTGGCTTATAACTCGGCTGGTGAAAAGCTCGCTAAAGGCGCTGCATTGGCAGCTACTGACCGCGTTGCATCTGCATTCTTCTACGGTAAAAATACCGTTTACCATATTGAACAGGTTAAAATCCTTTACAAACCAGAAACACAGGATACGCAATCTGCTGATCCTACCTCTGAATTCAGGTTACAGACCTACGGTTTGATTGACCGCATTGAAGAATACGGCGTTGGAGCCATTGTGAGTGGAATTTCCGCATAAAAATTTAAACTATAAAGGAAGCTAACTGCACTGTTGGTTAGCTTCCTATTTTAAAACGACAGGATGAATACACTGAATAAAGAAGAAAATAAGGCTGTAGCAGCCGATATCTTCAAGCGTTACCCAAACGCCAAAAAAGTGGCAGTAACCAGTGACGGCATGGCTTTTATTACTGATGAAAGCGAAAATGCAGTACTGAATCACTCGAAGAATAACAGGCACAAAAAAGAGCTGGAGATTACCAGGTTTACGCGGGACGGAGTTGAGGGAAAAAGGCAGAAGGCAGAAGATAACCAGGTAGAAGGGAAAAAGGAAAAGACTGGAGGAAAAAAGGCTGATGCTGATACTAAAACGAAGCCTGAAAAAAAGGAGAATAAAAGTCTGACCATCACCCACAAAGCAAAAAAAGCTGATGTGAAGGCTGATGAAACCCCTAAAACTGAAGCCTGATGAGTTTCCAGGGAACTAAAATTAATAAACTAAACGGCGGGCTGGGCAGGTTTACTGCCTCCGACCGAGTAGTTTGCCTGATTATGGGTATGACGCTGGAGGGCGATCTGGCCTATAATGAGGCCGTGGAGCTGCTTGACATCAACGGTGTGGAGGCGCTTGGAATTACAGCGGCCACCGATGATGCCAACAGTGACCTGGCATTCTATCATCTTTCGGAAATGTTCAGGCTGGCTCCCGAAGCAACGTTCTGGCTGATTCCGGTGGATAAAACCAAAACAGTGGCCGCATTGGTTGCTGATGCCGCATTGAAAGCTGCGATTCGTGGTATTAAGGGTATTAATGTGCTGGCTTTTGGAGGTGTAAACACTCCGGTTGCTGATGCGCTGGTGGATGCGGTTGCCTTTCAGAGCCTGGTGACTTCGTTTTTGGCAGAGTATCTGTACATCGACGGCATTTTTGTTGAAGGTGTTGGCGCTGCTGAAGCGATTGCGGTTGCAGCTTATCCCGATTTGCGCACCATTACCGCGCCGAACGTGAGTTACGTGATTGGACAAGATCCGGCTATTGCCGGGATTAAGGCCGCTTATGAGCTGCGCGCCGCTATTGGTACGGTGTTGGGATCGGTTGCAGTGCGTAAAGTGCACGAGGACATTGGCAGTGTAGATATTGAGGAAAAGCCCCGCACCCGCAAAGGTGAGGAGAACTACTCGCTTACGGATGAAGCGCAGGGCCGTTGGTTGTCGAGCGCACTGAGTGACGGTAAAGCCTTTGAAACGCTGACCGAAGCTGAACAAAAGAGTCTCACTGACAAAGGTTGGATGTATGTGGGATCGTTTAATGATTATCCGGGCTTTTACTGGAATGGATGCCCTACCGCCGTGAGCAAAAACAGCGATTACGCTTACTTCAATTTTAACTGCATCTGGAATAAGGCAGCCAGAATCATCCGCAAAACGCTGATCCCGCGCATACGCTCGAAGGTTCCGACCGATCCGGCAACCGGTTACCTTAAAAGTACCTGGATTGCAGGCGCTGAAAGCTCGGTAAATGCTGCGCTTGATGTTATGGTATCTGCTGGCAACATTGAAGGGAAAGACGTGTACATCAACCCGGCGCAGTCCATTAGCGAAGAAACGCCACTGGAGGTAAAATGTCAGGTTGTAGTTGGGCGCATTGTTCACGAATTCAGCGTTGACCTTGGTTTAACTAATAATATGTAAAAACATGGCAACTGCAAGTAGTTTAATAAATAAGTTTGGCAAAATGGCCGGGTGGAACTCTGTTACCTGCAATATGCTGGGTCGCGACGTGGAGGGTATTACGGCTATATCATACGATGATTCGGTTGAGAAGGATAACGTGTATGGCGCGGGTAAATTCCCGATCGGAAGATCGGAAGGTAATTATGCAGCCAAAGCTTCAATTACCTTGCTCAAAGAGGAAGTGAACGCGCTTCAGAACTCGTTGCCCCCAACCAAGGGGCTCGACTCTATTGCGCCTTTCCCTATCGTGGTTGAGTATGAATACAATGGCTTTAAGAAAAAGGACATTATTCACAATTGTGAATTCAAAGGCAATGGCGTTGACGTGAAGCAAAATGACAAAACGATTGCCACTAAATTTGATTTGGTTGTTAGCCACGTGTGGTGGAACGTTTAGAAAAGCCCCCTCTAAATCTCCCCCGAAAGGGGAGACTTAAAAAGAAAAAACAAGGAAAGGCTCCGGAAAAGATTCGTGCTGATGGATAAGGAGCCTCAGAGATAAGCAAAGAACGCCCGAAAGCCCGCGCATGGGATTCGATGTGAGATAGGGCGTTCTTTTATTTACGATTGAATTATTTACCATTTACAATTTAAAAAATCATTTATGAAAAATTTTGTTCGTGTTGTGATGGGATGTTTAGTCCTGTTGTGTGTGAGTGTAGTTGGTTCGGTTGTGCAAGCCGATCCGGTGGCGGCGGGTACCTTTATTAAGGATAATGCCGCCGTATTGATGGCTGTCCCTTTGTTGGTAAGCCAGAGTATTACTCCGGAATTGATTACCGATCTGAAGCTGAAGTATGGTAAACTGAAATTGATTACCGTGGTGGTGGAGGCACCGGTTTACGATATTGATAAAATGGCGTTTAGTGACCGGGTATTGTTTAAGCAACTGGGGGTTGATTTTGCAACTATTGTCAATACAGAGTTGAGCCTGGAGGAAAGATTGAAGCCACTTGATGGACTTAAGGAGCTTAAAGACAATAAAGATATTGAAACATGGCAGACTGTTGTTGGAGATTTGCTTAATAAATACCAGGGGAAAATACTTGAACCTGGAGAGCAATACCAGTTTTTAGTGAAGCGACCAGACCGGGGATTGATTAAGATGTTGATGCCATTGGCTGAAAGCAGAGCCATTGATGACTTTGCAGATAAAGCCGTAAAGAACCTTGTTGTTGGTGGTGAGGTAGATGCACTTGATGACGGAATTGTGTACATGGGCGTAGTTTCTCAATTGCGCCAGATGATTTCACCCGAGAAAAGTTTTTTAGCGAACGCGTAGAGCACTATAAGATTGGCGAAGATGACTTTATCCAGGAGGCGGATGCAATAATCCGAAAAGAATACGGAATTGATCCGGACGCGCTGGATGATGAACAGTGGTGTAAGCTCTACGCCGAATACCTGCACATTAACAAACTCAATCATTTAAACATCAAAACGGCTTTTATTGCCGCTCTATCTGAAATTTTAGACCATGTCACAGACATCAACACAGTGGATTCTTGAACTCGTGGATAAGATTACGGGGCCTATGAAGGACGTAATTGGCGCGAGTGAGAAAGCTGCAAAAGGTGTTGATGCCATTGGCGACAAAGCTGAAGAAAGCGGAAAGAAGCTGAAAGGGATGTCGGCAATTGACCTGTTCGCGATTAACGATGCCGTACAGAATATTGCGAACGAATTTGACAAACTGAATGCTCCAGGCGCGGCGTTTAATGCCCAGATGAAAGAACTGGAAGCTATAACCGGGGTTACCGGTGACGCGCTGGATGATTTGGGAGACAAAGGCAGGGCCACCGCCAAAGCTTTTGGCGGTGATGCCTCAGCCATGCTGGAGAGTTACAAAGGGATTCTTTCCCGCTTGGGGCCTGATATTGCAAAAGACAGTGAAGCGCTGGATTTGATGGGGCGTAATGTTGCCACCATCAGCAAAACGATGGGCAACGATGCCGTTGGTGCAATGGATGCGTTAACCACGTCGATGCTTCAGTTTGGGGTTGACCTTAGCGACCCGATGAAGGCGGCCCAGGAAATGACCACCATGATGAACGTGATGGCTGCCGGTGCAAAAGAAGGCGCGGCTGAAGTACCCAGTATATCGGACGCATTAAAGGTGGCCGGAGTACAGGCAAAGAGTAGTAAGGTAGAATTTATTGAAGCAAATTCCGCATTGCAGGCGCTTGCCCAGGGAGGTAAATACGGCGCTGAAGCCGGTACAGCACTACGCAATGTGCTTGGTAAGATGGCCGGTATTGACGTAGTGCCGAAAGAAGCGGCTGAAAAACTGGAGGCGCTTGGCGTGAACTACGACATTGTATCAAACAAAACATTACCCTTTACCACGCGACTGCGTGAGTTGCAGAAAGCCCAGGGCGACGCCACCATTATGGCGCAAATTTTTGGCGTTGAGAATGCCGCTGCTGCTGAAATATTGCTGCGGTCGGTTGATTACCAGGATCAGCTCCAGACCAAAATTACAGGTACAAATACAGCAGTCGAACAAGCGAATATTGTGATGAGCGGTTATAACGAAACCATGAGCCGGGTGAAAGCCTGGTTTACCGATATTGCCATAGGCATGTTTGATGTAACCAGCAAAATGACGCCATTTATTGATGGACTGGCAGGAACGGTGATGATTATGGCTAACCTGGCCAATGCGCGCACGGGCGTGATCCTGCTGTTTGATACGCTGAAAACGATGCCGGTAGTGGGAAAGATAGTGACTTGGGGAAGCTCGCTTGTAACCGGCGGGTTTACTGCTATGAGCGCCAGTGCAAAAGCCTTGGGTATTGCAATTATGAACATACCGATCATTGGATGGATCGCAGCCATTATTGCCGGGCTGATTGCTTTGGGAACTTACTTTTATAATACATCAGCCACGTTCAGGGGCTTTTTGTGGGGGTTGTGGGATGCCATTAAAACGGTATTTACCGGGGCCTGGAATTTTATTAAAGAAGTTGGAAGCAGTATTTTACACCTGCTGAAGGGAATATTTAACCCAGCAAACTGGTTTAACTCCGACTATTCGTTTACGGAAGGATTTGATAAAATAGCCAATGCCGCTGCGAGCTACGGGAAAGCAATAGGCGAATCGTTCAGTAAGGGCAAACAGGCAGGCATTGCTGATTTTGAAACTGATAATCCGGATAAGAAACCAGACCTTAGTCCAGACACTTCGCCAAACCCAATAAAGCCACCATCACCAGTTATTACTCCGGGGCAATTGAATCCACCCAGACAGACAAGCTCGGCTGCAGGTTCTGGAATGAAATCATCTGGTTCGTCATCGGGTGGTATCAAAAGCATCTCACAAAAGATTGATATTAAGAATTACTTCACCGTTAGTGGTGATACTGACAAAAACAATTTTGAGGCTATTGCTGAAAAGATTGTACAGAAAATCAACGAAAAACTGAGTGACGGTATTATAGCAGCATCATGACATATAAACCTTCCATATTAGACCAACGTCCGTCGATTGATACCGGCTATGTTAGCAAGCTGCTGAGCGATGTGTTTGGGATTGAATCGCCGGTTTATGTGCCGTGGTTTTTAGAGCGCACTTATAAGGCCCTGCCATATACAGACGTAAAGGAAGGAACCCCCGCGAATGGGTTGGCTTCTCCTTACACCAGCGTAGGGGTACTTAGCCGTGATGTTAAATATGACAATGCCCCAGTACGGTTTGGACAAAAAACATTTGGCGCATTTTGGTTTTTGGGTGGCGTGTATAAAACATGGGACTATAAAGGCAATTTGGTTGATATTGAATTGTCGGATTTGTTAATGCCATTGGCAACACTTGTTGAGTTTACCAGGCCGAAAACTGTAACCAAAACTCCCACGCTTGGAGGTATGGGGAGCGTAAAAGAAATCTACGGTATGGAGGATTGGAATATATCCATATCCGGGATTATTCTTCCTGAAGAATTAAACCCGTTGACACAGCAAAGTGTGGATGAACAAATGAAAACGATTCAATTATTCCATGAAACATCCGAGTGCATTGACGTGCAGGGGCAATTATTTAGTGAACGAAGCATAACGCGCATCGTTACTGAGAGCTTAAAGTTTACGCCAGTACAAGGTAAACCAAATATGATGCAATATTCGATTGAGGCGGTGAGTGACGGTGATATAATTCTAACTGAATAAATGAGTACTTACACACTATATGGCGAAATAGTATTCCCTGAATCGAACGGACGAAAAAGTTTCAGGATTAAAAGGTTTTCTGAATGTAAAATAGAAAGCAGTTGGAAAAGTCTTACCGATACTGCCGAAATAACACTGCCTCGCAAAGTGAATGATTTCGACCGAACAAATGTGAGTGGATGGTTCCGCGAGGGTGATCCTGTCGAAATTTGGTTAGGCTATGGAGCTAAACCGACACTGGAGTTTAAGGGATATATAAAGAAAGTACCGGCAGGTATTCCGCTAATTGTGACCTGCGAGGATGAGATGTATAAACTGAAGCGCTTGACGGTGAGCGTGAGTATGAAAAAAGCAACGTTGAAACAATTGCTGAAATACATCGCTCCTGGTTATGAAGTGGTGTGTGATGATGTACAACTTGGGGCTGTTAGGTTCTCGAAAATGGCGGCTTCTGAAATTATGGATGAACTACAAAAGCAAGGAATATACTGCTGGTTTGAAGGTAAAGAGTTGCATGCTTTTGGGACAAGCAAAAGCGATGCCGAGCCGGTTGAAATATTGCTTGAGCGTACAGCATCAGAAAGCCTGAAGCAACGGGAAATTGAAAAGACATTGGTTATTATGAGCCTTATCCGGAAGAAAGGCAAAAAGCTGCGCTTGGAGGTTGGAGACACACCGGCAGGTAAACGAATTACCCGCGAAATATCGGGCATTGAAATGAGTGAGGCTGAACTTAAACGTGAGGCTCAACGACTGTATGAATTATCGAAACAACCCGGATTGGATGGCGATGTAACGTTATGGGGAGTTCCGCGTGTGCAGCATGGATGTCGCATGAAATTGAAAAGCGTATTGTACCCGGAAAAGAACGGGACTTACTATATAGATGCCGTGACCAAGACTTTTGGAAAGCAAGGATACCGGCAGGTTTGTAAACTTGGATTAAAAGCATCATGACGCTGAAGGCTGAACTTGACCGGTTTGGGCAACTGTTTAAACAGCATTTAAACGGAAGCATGAAGGCTACCCTTCGATGGGTGGAAGCTACTGAAATAGACTGGGAAGCGCAGACCATGACGGCGGTGGATGGTGACGGGTTGGAGTTCTTTAATGTATTGCTTGGAGTTGGAATGATGGCGGTTAAGCCGGTTCTCGGGACTGATTGCCTTATTGCCATTGTGGAAGGCGACGAAGCAACGTCTTTCCTGCTTTTTGCCGATGAAGCTGAGTTAATTCAGTTTAATGGCGGGGACAATGGAGGATTGATAAAAATTACACCAACGATTACTTGGATGCAAAAGGTGAACAACGATTTGCAGACTTTGAAAACCTTGCTGCAAACATCACCTGTTGCAGGTAACGGCGCACCGCTGGCAATAATATTCAACCCGCAAACACGGGCTCCACAGCAAAGTGATTTTGAAAATGAAAAGATAACGCACTAATGAAAGGAGTATTGACATATAGCGATTTTACTCTCCAGGTTAATGTACGGAAAGCAGCAAACGGACTAATAACAGGAGGCCTGGTGATTGGCGACAATACAGACCAGTGCGCGGCTGTTGCCCTGCAAATGCAGCAAGGAGAACTAAAAGAAGATCCATTGTTAGGGGCCGGACTAACTAAGTTTATAAGAGGTAAATATTCCAGGAGTGAAATTGATCAGCGCATCCGGCAACATTTAACCAGGGCTGGTATCAATTACCAGAATTATAAACAACGTATTGCATTAACAATTAACGCTGAAGAATAATGAAACTGACTGAAAATTTTACGCTAGAGGAGCTGACGGTAACCAGTACGGGATTAAAGAATGTTCCCGGAACAAATGAAATAGTCGCATTGCAACGGTTGACCCTGAATGTTTTGCAACCAGTGCGTGAAATGTTTGGCAACCCTATCAGGATTAATAGCGGTTATAGATCGGTTTCGGTGAACAAGGCAGTTGGCGGATCGGAAACCAGTTCACACTGTAAGGGTGAAGCTGCCGATCTGAGTTGTGATGATAATGCAGAGTTGTTCAGATTGCTTCGTGATAATTTCAAGTTTGATCAGTTGATTTGGGAGGGGGGAGATGATAATCAGCCTGCGTGGGTGCATGTGAGCTTTAAAGTTGCAGGTAACCGTCACCAAGTATTGAAAATGAGAAACGGAAAATATGAATTTATGTCATGATAGACTGGGTTTATAATCATATATATAACGCTTTATGCGGGCTGTTTTTTGCGATAATAGGGTATTTCGCTGAGATACATGGAGCGGTGCACGTTATGTGGGCGGCCTTGCTTTTTGATCTGATTGCCGGTATCCTGGCATCGGTACTAAAGCGAAAAGAAAGGTTTAGCATGAGTAAGATTTTTATTGCCATTGGCAGGGCTATTGGGGCTACGGTTTTAGTAGCTCTGTTGTTCGCAATGGATAAAGAAATGCACCAGGAGATAGCTGCAAGTTACAATATAGCTGCATGGCTGATTAGTGGTTTTTATGCCTGGAGCGCGAGTGAGAACATGGACACGCTTACGGGTGGCAGGATATTCGGTATGCTAAAGGGATTCATTGAGAAACGGGTTGAGCAAAATACAGGTGTTGACTTAAAAAAAGACACGATATCTGATAAAAGCAGTTAAACGGGTTTTAGGCGTGCACAAATGAAATACGGCATGAATGTGCGCCACTTGATAGTTATTTGAATTTAAACGGTATTTAAACAGCAATAACGGGCTAATTCGATGAATAAGAATATACGGGTTTCGGTTAATCAGTCACTTTTCGACATTGCTCTCCAATCATGCGGGTCAGTTGAAGCCGTATTCGGTATAGCAGAACTGAACGGCCTGGCCATTACCGATGCGCTGGCTCCCGGACAGGAATTGTTGGTACCCGAACCGGCAAACAAGCCGGTAGCCGATTATTATAAAATGAAGGGACTGAGACCTGCAACCGGGATTGAAACGCTGGATGAGTTACGCGATGAGGGAATTGATTACTGGGCTGTTGAGGTTGATTTTGTGGTCAACTGAACCACATAGGCACATAGAACACATAGAAAAAATTTAAATGGCACGGACTATTGCAGACATAAAGAAGGAAATGACAGGCTATTTCATAGCGAATGAAACAGTTATCGGCCTGTACGGGTTGGATACTTCTAAATCATTTGAAGATCAATTTTCAAAAGTCAGCCTGGAGAGCATTTTCTTTTACGTTGTTTCGGCGGCTATCTGGACACTGGAGGTTTTGTTTGATACCCATAAAGCGGAGATTAGCGCACTGATCGATGCCTCGAAACCGCACAGGCTGAAGTGGTATATCGATAAAACGCTTGCCTTCCAGTTTGGCCGGGCATTGGTTGCCGAGAGCGATGTGTATGACAATACGGATATTACCGACGAACAGATCACGGCTGAACGGGTTGTAAAATATGCCGCTGCCATTGAACAGGCCGGGCATATTGTTATTAAAGTTGCCGGTGAGGGAAACGACGGGCGCGAACCATTGACAGAAGATCAGGAAGCCGCATTGACAGCCTACCTGAAAGAGATAAAAGACGCCGGGGTGCGAATCGACCTGGTGAATGAAGCGGCTAATGCTTTCCGTGCAACTATCGACATTTATTACGACCCCATGATACTGAACGCATCGCTGGCCTCGCTGGCCGATGGCGGAACCCCTGTAAAAGATGCCGTGGTTGACTTTATTGCCAACCTGCCATTTAACGGCGAATACCGTAACGCGGCACTGGTTGACCGGCTCCAGTCGATACCCGGCGTTGTGATCCCGGAACTTCATGTCTCATCGATTGATGATACGCAGGTACTGGCAAAAGCAACCCCGATCAGCGGATACATGAAAGTATATAACGAAAATGACCTTGTACTAAACGCCATACCCTATGCGACTATTTCTAATTGATATTGACCGGCTTGTTTCGTTGCTGTTACCGACATTCTTACGGACGCGGATAAATTTTGTGTTCGCCAGGGCAATGGTTCAGCCGCTATCTACCATTCTGGACAAGTTCAGGGCGAACCGTGAGGCAAACCTGTACAAGCTGGGCCATAACGGGCAGGTTTGCTATTTGCAAGCCATTTTAAACGATGCTTTTGATACCAGCCTGCGCCGGATCAGGATTGGCGATACCGAACGAATGAACTGGACATTTATTTATCCGGACGCATCCGATCACCCGCTTTGGCTCGAAACGGTTCAGGTAGCTTCTGAGGCATTTACAAGCGATGAAGGGACTGATTTCGCAGTGGTAGTCCCTTCGGAAATTTCGCAGGATTTGAAGCCGCAGATGATCAGCCTGGTGAATTATTACAAGTTGGCAGGAAAACGTTACTCAATAATAAGCCTCCCCTAACCCCTCCCAAGGAGGGGGAAAAGAGAGCATGAATGATTTAAAATAGAATAAAAGATGAACCAAATTGATTTATTCAAATACGCACGGTTTCCGCTTTCGGCTGAAACGCTCGATTTTTTACAGCAGATGGCGGCATTAATGTCCAAAGCTGTCGGTATAGGGGGTGATAATTTCATTTTGTCGGGCTGTGTGGAAGCCGGTACAACCGTATCAAGTGGCATTATCGTTATTGCCGGTGAAGTGATGCCGTTTGTTGGCGGCACAAAAGAAACCTACATCATCATAGAAGAAACAAAACGCTCGGTAACCGCTGAAGGCACGGTTTACAATGAAATTTACATTGAACGGAAAGCGCGTTTTGGAACCGGGCCTGCACAGGTAGAATGGGCATTGTTTAAGCCCGTTTTGACCATACCGGCACTGGATGCAAAGATAGCCGGTGTGATCCCTTCCGGAGTGGTGGTGATGTGGGCAGGAACCGCCGTGCCAACAGGCTGGGCAATTTGCGACGGAAACAATGGAACTCCCGACTTGCGTGATAAGTTTGTTTTGGCGGCTGGCCCACTTAACGCATCCGGATCGACAGGCGGTAATAAACAAATACAACTTACGGAAGCCCAACTTCCGGCGCACAAACACGGGAAAGGTACTTTGGGATTCAATGATCCTACGTGGGCCAATTATCTGGCCTATAATAACGATACCCTTACCGACCATGACAGCATAAGTAAAGGCGTTGAGCTTAAAACTTTTGAGATAACCGGTGAAACAGCAAATACCGGTAACGGCGATGCGATCAATATCATGCCTCCATTCTACGCGCTGGCTTTCATTATGAAACTTTAATCTTGTAACAATGGCAAATCAAACATTAAGCGTGATAAAAAACTGGTTCCGGACAGGGCTGAAGCCAACGCAGGCGCAATTCTGGGATACCTGGGACAGCTTTTGGCATAAGGATGAAAAGATACCGATTGATACGGTAGATCAGCTTATTACTACGCTAAACAGCAAAGTATCGCAGCAATATGTAGATAACTCGCTGGCGGCACTGGCGGCAACCGGCAAGGCCGATACGGTGAACCTGATACCCGGAACGCAAACCGTGAACTTCCGGACTGCTTTTGCCGAAGGTACTGAGTATGTTCTCTTCCACGAATGCACAGATGCGAACGGCTATGAAGTTGGCAATGACATAACAACACCGACCCACGAAAGCTTTGACATTACAGTAGATGTGGTTTGTACTTTAAAATACATGGCAACAATAAAACGATAATACAATGAAAAGACTTATCCTTATTTTGGTTTTACTGATAGCTGTTACCAGCAGTTATGCGCAGCGCGGCATTACCAGCCTAAAACTGATTGAGGCAAAGAAAGTAACAACCGATACACTTGAGTACCGGGGCGAAAAGATTGATTTTGCAGACCTGAAAAGCCGGGCGAAATTTGTCGGTAATTATGACCTTTCCGTTGGTTCGTTCCCTACTGCTTCGCATGTAGGGAGCATGTATAAACTGAGTGCTGACGGCACGGTAAACGATACGCTGTATCGGGCTGGCGACATCCTTATTTCAATTAAAGAGAATGCCTCTATCTCGGTACTTGGCGAAAATTGGATTTTGATTGATAATTCCGAAACCCAACTCAGCAATCGTTACGAAGTTGAAGTTACGATTGCTGGAACTACTACTTATCCCGTTCCATTTAAACTTAGCAATAACGCATTAGTGTGGTTTAACGGGAGCCTTTTAGGGCAGGAAGAATGGTCGGGAGGGGGAACGGCCAGCCTGACGCTTCTGTTTACTCCATATCCTTACGACATTATTAAAATTCAAAATTAAATACTATGAAAAGGTTAGTTATTATTTTATGTTTTATCCTGTTTGGGTTACTCGGATACTCGCAAGTATCGAATGTAGCTGAATACAGGATTGCGAACGCCACTACTGCATTTGGAAAGAACATACCTGTTGGCACAAAGGTGTATAATATTGCTACTGGCGATTATTTGGTGTGCACAACTGCAACCGCAAGCACTGGTACTTTGACAACGGCTTCAGCTAATTTTACTAAAATTAATGCTGATACATCTGCCACAAATGAAATTGAAGTTTCAGACGAAACGTATTCGTCTGCAAATTTTAACGGTGGAACTGCACAGGCAGTAAGCCATGACGATTTTTACGACTTTAACCATACAGCCGATACTGATGATGATGGATTGGCAAATAAAGTTGATTTATCGTCAGCGGGGCTCGTTAAGACAGCAGCAGACGGAACGTTGTCACTGGCTGTACTCGGTACTGATTATATTGCTTTAGAAGTTGATGCAAGCGTTTCAAACGAGGGCAACCTAACAGTGACACCCGGAACGGCTTCCACCTCAGTATTACATTCAAATTCGAATGGTAGTACCGATGTTACTATTGAAGTTGGTTCCGGATTAGGTATTTCGGAAAGCGGAAATACAATAACTATCACTAATTCAGTAACTGGTAAAACATCTTCGACTGAAAAATTTGAGGAAGACGATGGTACTCCAACGGCTCATTCGCTGGCTCACACAGCAATAACAGCACAAGGTTGCAGGGTAAGCCTGAACGGTGCAACCCTTAATCCAACCGATTACACACTGACAACCACAACGATTACATTAAACAGTCCTGTCTACCAATACGATGCCGTAGTTATAACTTATTACTATTAAAATGAAAAATTTCTTATTGTCGATATTGTTGTTTTTAAGTGTTGCGACATATTCGGCTTCTCCAACTAAGGTTGTAAGAGTTGCAAGTTCATCTACTCAAATTGGAGAGCCGTTGTCGAAAGGTAACATTCTTATTAATATAAGTACAGGAACTATATATTTAGTAAAGGCATCTGTATTAGCAACAAAGACTATAAACGATCTTATTGAAGATGCGGATTATAATACGTTATATCATTCAGGCAACTCGAATCGTTCAACGGTTAATTGGTCAGCGAACAACATAACGGCATCCGGGACAATACAAGCTGCGACTGCGAAACTGACTAATTTGACGTCATCTTTTATTCCTTATGTAAATTCGAGTGGAAATTTTGCGAATTCAATAATGTATTATGATGGGATTCAAAAAATTATAATTGGCGGAACATCTACATATTCAAGCACAGGTGGATATGCTAGATTGAGTGTTATAGGAACAGGTGGACAATACGGGGGACTTTCGTTAGCTCAGTTTGACGCAAACGCAAACGGATGTACGAATTATATAGTAAAAAGCAGAGGGGCGTATATTGGATCGCATGTGGCCGTGTTGGCAGGAGATAAGGTGTGGAGCAATATCGCCGAGGCATCTGACGGCAGTAATTTTGTCAGGGGCGCAAGATATGATATTGAGATAGATATAAATTCAATATCAGGAATAGTACCAATGCGGCACGTATGGCAGACAATGAATAGCTCCGGCACTATTGCTGAAAGGATGAGACTTACAAGCAGAGGTGCATTGTTGTTAAATACATCAATTGATAACGAAATTGATGCCTTACAAATCGTGGGTTCTGTTTCCGCAACATCAACATTAAAAGCAACTAGCGGTATGTTTTCGAATCTAACAGCAGGTTATATACCTTCCAATACAGCAAGCGGATTGGCTAATAGTATTATATTGCAAAGCAACGGCACTAATATAAATACAGAAGCACCCGAATATAATATTCGGGTATTCACATCTGGATTTCAGCCATCCGGCACCACATGCCCTGTTGGAAATTACATTGCAGGATTAACATTCAGACACGGATTAGCAGCCGTGTACGAAAGTCAACTTGCTTTTTCTACAAATGAAAATTTGTATCTGCGAGCAATTGTGAATGGTGTTTTGGGTGGTTGGAAACAAGTCTGGCATTCCGGAAACTCAAATCTTTCAACGGTTAATTGGTCGGCAAACAACATAACCGCGTCAAGTGCAATTAATGCTAGTTCATATCAATTTGCCGGTACTGAATTAAAACTCGATGCTCATAAGTCCGGAAGCCTAGGCGCATATGGAACAGTATATGTGAGCGGAGGAGCAAGTTCCACACCTATTTGGGTGGCAAAATCATCAATTGATATCATTAATTTTGGTTCTGGCTCGGCTACGCTCGGGCAAATACCCGTTGCAAACGGTTCCGGCGGATTACTGTTTGCAACGCCATCACTCGAAGATTTATCAGATGTGGAGTGGAGCGGTACTAAGCTGAATAACCAGCTATTGCGGTTTAACTCTACTTCAGGAAAATGGTATAATTGGACACATAACTTTCAAATTGATTCGTTAAAATTTGAAGGCAATTACCTCAAAATTTATGAAAATTCACAGGCTGAACCCGATTCGGTTTATATTGAAAGCGGGGTTCAGGACAACGCAGTTACGTACAATAAGCTAGCAAACGAATTCAAACGAAAATCAACAGTTACCAGTTCTGTCGATCTTTCGGCTGACGCAATTGGCACGATTAGCCTTTCAGCAAACACAACCTTTACATTTTCAAATTTGCAGGTTAATAAGACTTATACGCTGATTCTCGATACAAACGGCTATACGCCTACATTTCCGGCCTATTGCACTAAAACAACAGGCAGTTTAGACGTGCTGGGAGATTATATCTATTACATCGACTTTCGTTGTTTTAATGCAAGTTCCGGAAGCGAAGAGATTCTTTACACAGTTTTTCACCGCAAAAACCCATGATCATGAGGCTTACAATACTATTTATATTGCTGTCGTTTTATGGATTCTCGCAGGTTCCGGCTGTGGGTGGCCGGTTATCAGTACCGGAACAGTCAACCGACTGCGGGGATGCTCTGATATACTACGACGGATACTTTTATCATACAATAGCTGTAACCAACTCGGCAGGCATAACGCAGTGCTGGCTTGCAGAGAACCTGCATACGGATAATTATTCCTATACCAACCCAACCGGGAACAACAACACCTGGGACAGCCAACAAAATTACGGCTACCTGTATAATTACGGTGACTTTGTAGGCGCGGCTAATTTCGACCCGTATTATCGTTCGCAGGGGCAATGCCCTTCCGGGTATGCAGTTCCTTCTTTTTATGACTTTTACAGGCTTACCAGCGCGGCAGGTGGCGACATATCCAATGCCGCAACAGCATGGAGCGAACTAAAATTAACCGAAGCAATATCATCCGGTACATCAGGAAAATACTGGACAAGTTACGCGCAAAACGATTTGGGAGACATGCGTGTATTTCAGTTTGATGATGCCTCGGTAAATGTATCGGGGTACGATTACACCGGTAATACTGCCTCTGTACGCTGTATAAAGAATATCAGGGAAACCCCGGTTGTTAGCACAACGGGAATATCGAATATAACAACCGACGGAGCTACGATAAGCTGCAACGCAACATCTGACAGCGGGTATTCGATTACACAGCGAGGCATTGTTTATTCATCCTCAAATATGAACCCGCAAACATTTTCAGATGCCTTGCAAAATAACGGGTCGGGTACCGGCAGTTACAGTGTAACACTATCCGGATTATCGGCGAACACAACTTACCGTGTTCGGGCGTATGCCCGCAATGCCGGAGGCGACGGAATCGGCGTGGTCCTTGAATTCAAAACCGGAAGTTCAACGCCTTCGGTATTGACAAGTGACGTTACAAATATTTCGCTTACAACCGCTCAGTGTGGCGGAAATGTGGTAAACGATGGCGGCGCAACCGTTACAGCGCGTGGCGTGTGCTGGAATACATCCGGCAGTCCTACGTTATCGAACAGCTATACAAGCGACGGAACCGGAACAGGGTCATTCACTAGCAGTATAACCGGGTTGTCTGCGAGCACAGCTTATTATGTAAGAGCTTATGCAACGAATGCGAACGGAACAATTTACGGCAATGAAGTTAGTTTTATAACCGGTACCCCGGCGGCTCCGACTGTGGTGTTGAATTCGATAACAAACATAACTCCGGACGCGGCTTCGGTTAGTTCTTCTGTTACAAACTCAGGAGGCGCAACCGTAACGGCTCGTGGCGTTTGCTGGAATACATCGGGTAGCCCTACATTATCGAACAGCTACACAACGGACGGTAGCGGAACCGGAACATTCAGTAGCAGTATAACCGGGTTGTCTTCCGGTACTACTTACTACGTCCGATCTTATGCCACGAACAGTACCGGCACCTCCTATTCGGCGGAAAGTAGTTTCACAACTCAATCTACCGTGGCATGCGACGGCGGAAACGAATATGAAGGCGGACAGACTTTTCCAACTGTTATAAATGTGACGCTTGGTTCGTCAACCGGCACTGTGAATTTTGATTTTAATGCGCGAAATGTTCCGGATAAATTTGTTGTTGTGTATGACGGAAATACAGTAATCAATACCGGATACAGAGGATTGACCTCTCAGCAGAGCGCTCTCGATGCTGAACTAACAAGCAGAGGAGAATCAACTGAAACAATCACATCACCAGGTGACGGTAGTACGTCTTTTAATAAGACAACTGCAACAACTTATGCGACGGTGTATGTGTACGCTCCACTTTCATCTACGCTATGGGATTTCACACTTTATTGCCCTGAATAATGAAAACACTGATTACTATACTATTCATTGCCTTTTCGTTGCAATGTTTTGCAATTGAAAAAGACAGCATCCGAACCGGTGATATATGGTGCAGCCGGGGGACTTCAGCTTTGGGTGTTGTTTCCCGCGCGTATTCGGGCGTATTTGAACTTCCGTGGCTTGGGAAATTGCCTTTTACAGCAAAAACATATAGTCATTGCGGTACCTTCATCTGGCTGGAAGGTGAACTGTACATTACCGAAACCTCCAGTACTTTAGCCGGTATCAGGGCAATTCGTTACGAGGATTGGAAGTACAGGGACAGCGACCGGATAACGATACTCCGGTACGAAAATATTAATCATGACAAGGTTGTTTTATCGTTCCTGGAACTCGAAGGCGCGGCCTATTACTGGGGCAACTACTCGGCACATGCACTATACATACCCACCCGGTTGTGGCTGGGGCGCAAATGGAACCGAACACGGTGGAATTGTTCGGCATACGTGGCGTATTGCCTTGATTTAGAACGGTGGTGGAAAGAAACGCCTACCAGCCTGGCCTGTAAAAAAGGAATGGAGGTGGTGAAATGACCGGATATATCGCAGCATTTTTGGCCGGTGTAGCAGCTACGGCCATACTGGTTATTGCAGCCGGTTGGGTTAGGCCAAAGACCGAGATCACAACCAGCAAGATAAAGCAAAAGAAAGGCGAAAACAATACGCTTGACACAGTACTTCAGTCGGTTGAAAACGCCCCTGAAACGAAAGAAAAGAAGCCTTTTTTAGGCATCCGGTTACGGAAGAAAAAAGATTAACCACTTAAATATTTTTATTATGAAATCAACACTTATTAAAGGTCTTATTATGACCATTGTGGCACTGATTGCCACAGCACTAACAACTACCGGGTTGCCAGCCACGATAGTAGAATGGCAGTACTTCGGTATTACCGTAGCAGGAACGGTCCTGGTTTACATGGGCAAAAACCTGTTTATTACTTCAACATCAAGTTTTTTGGATTTGAACGTTGGCGACCTCGTTAATGGGCTAATTGTTGCGATCGGTACAGGTCTATCGAGCTTTGTAGCGGCTGCTGTTACGACTATTCCGGTTAATTGGACAGAGATTATTACATTAATGGCTTCTGTTACGGTTGGGTATTTGGTTAAGAACTTAGGAAGCGACGGGACGGCTGTAAAGGGGGCATAAGAAAGCCCCCGGTCACGGTTAGAACTCTGACCTCCTAACCGTACAAAATGCGACACATCCGCATACCCGGAGACTAAAAATCTTCGGCGCGGATGTGTCGCATTTTTATTGTCAGAGGCTTCAAAAATACAAATTATTTATACACATGAAAAAGTTTTCGCAGTCGCCCCTGCCGTTTCAGGGGCAAAAAAGAAAGTTTACCAAGGGCTTTACTGCTGCCCTGGCTAACTACCCCAATGATGGGGTGTATGTTGATTTATTTGGTGGCTCCGGGCTGTTGAGCCACACGGTTAAAACGGTTTATCCAATGTCTAAAGTCGTGTATAACGATTTTGACGGTTTTAGCCGTAGGTTGCAGGCCATACCTGAAACCAACCTATTGCTTGCTCAACTCAGACAAATATTATCTGACTACCCGAGTGACTGCAAGATTACAGGGCTGCACAGGGAACGGGTTATTGAGCTATTAAAGGAAGCTGATCGGCGCGGATTTGTTGACTGGATCACACTGTCGTCGTCGTTAAAATTCGCGATGAATTACGGCACCTGTCTGACTGATTTTACGGATAGTACGCTATATAATAGTATTCGCATGAACGACTACGATGCAACCGGTTATTTGCAAGGGGTTGAAGTGGTAAGTATGGATTACAAGGAACTGTTTTTGAAATATAAAGCAGTTGACAAGGTGGTATTTCTCGTTGATCCGCCGTACCTGAGTACCGACACGGCCACGTATGGGAGTAATGGTTACTGGAAGCTGAAGGATTATCTTGATGTTTTACAGGTGATCCATAACCGGGATTACTTTTATTTTACCTCAAATAAATCGCAGATTGTTGAGTTATGTGAGTGGATTAGCAGTGTGTCGACTACGGCTAACCCGTTTGAAGGGGCAATCCGGACGGCCATTTCAACGACTACCAGTTACAATAGCGGGTATGTGGATATCATGTATCACTACAAAAAGTAAAAAAAACTCAGGCAAAGTTTTACAAGCATTGTAAAACTTTGCCTGAGTTGTGCATGATTCGTATTATTTACGGGTGTAGAATTGCCTGCGGATTTCTTCGATTGCCTCCAGATGTTTACTGTCGGGCAAATCGAACATTTTAAACAGGTATTTCATATCATATCCAATCCTAATGATCAATTCCTTACGGCTTTCAATAGCGCTATGTCTCACCAGTTTATCGATGTGTGATAGTTCTGATTTGACAAATGCGGCGTAGCTTAAAACGACACAACTGGAGATGTGATTTTTTAATTGATCAAGGTTTGGAGTAAGTAACAAAGCCGCCTGTAATTGAGTAATTATACGGTCGGGGTAACGAGCTTTAATCGTGTTCATTGCTTTTTCAGCTTCGGTAACATATTTATGCTTAAAAACAGCCAGTACGACCAATGAGCTGTATGTTTTCAATAAAAAATCAATACGGGAGCGAAGGGTTTCGATATCTTTTGTAGATTCAATGATATGAAGACTTTCAAGTAATTGGACTCCACGGGAATTGATCTGAATAACATCGAATGGATCAAGCGGTTTTTCTTCAGTTTCGCCAATTACATTCTTTTTCTTCGACTTTATCACGATCATTACAACCGAAAAGACAATGATTAGTACCAATATGACTGGAATTGTTCCCATTTTAATGGTGTTTAAATTATTCTATTGTAAAAAGCCCGATGTTATTTGCGGTTGTTACCTCAAAACCTTTGATTGGCGTATAAATTTCATCACCATTGCCTGATTTTAGAATTAATGATGGAATAAGTTTTTTGTTATCCTCAATGATAGTTGATCCCGTGCATACAAATGTTTCTTTGTCACTGAATAACTTAATTACACCCGTATTTAGTTCTTTAAATTCTTCTGGAAATCTAAGTTTGAACTTTTTACCAGTATAAATTTTTGATTGTTTATCGAAGTATTCTAAAGTTATAAATGACGGATTTTCTACGCTATTATTATCCAGATAATAAAAAACAGTATCTGTATCTGAAATAAGAGTAAGCCAAATTTTATGATCTTTTTCATTTCGTTTACCATCAAGAATTTCAAATTGTTTATTTACCACCTTCGACTCATCGATATTTGAAAATATATTGATTGAGCTACGAAAATTAGATTTATTTAAACACAATATCTTATGACCAAATAAGCTGTTAATATGTGTTACAGGAATATTTTGCAAACTATCGTAAGGTACAATAGGCTGTGTTACTTCGGGTACTTTTCGGTAAGTAACCTGAGCGAATGATTGCAGACATATAAAAGATACGATTGTTAGTAGGGCTATTTTTTTCATGATGGATGATTTTTAATCAAATATACGTTATCCGGTTGATTTAATCAGTTTTTAAATGCCATTTCCTGCTCACGTTTTGCCCTGATTAGTTCATTATCGCGGATGGCTGATAGCTGGTTGAACAGTTTTTTGAGGTCATCGACGGTGGTAAAGGCATATAGACCTTTTTGGTTGATGTGCCCTTTTTCGAGCTCCGCCGGTGACATGATCCACTGGTATTGTTTTTTTGCGAGTTCATTGTTTACTGCACTCCAGTCTTTTGGAGTCGCTTTGATGTCGCGCTGAGCCAACACCAGCAGGCAACGGTTGCGCCAGGTGCGCAGTTGTTTGGCATCGGCTGAAACCGGGCGGTTTTGCCTGTATAGATGGTGTTTGGCGTCCTCTATGAGTTCGTCCATTTGTTGCTCTGTCAGATCGATTGTACTTTTGACATTAAACCGTGAGCTTACAATGACTTCCTTGTATCGTTCCCATCCGAGTGCAATGAGTAACTGGTGGTAGCGTTGCCGTTTCTGTTTTAATTGTTCTTCGTTCATGTATTTATCTATTAAATGTAGCTTTTACCTGGTTACGGGTTATTTCAATGCTTTTTAAACCGTTTTTCCGTACTTCACGCATCAGCGAGGCGTAGTGTTCGCCCAGGGCAATTTCGATGAGGGCGGCACGGTCTTTTTGCTTCAGAAGGAGGCTTATTTTAAACTCATCCTCCAAGCATGCAATTTTATCGGCCAGCCCCGTCAGTTTTCGTGAATTAATATATTTGAAACGGTTGTCCATCGATGTTTTCAGGGCATTGCGTTAACATTATACCCGCAGTCTGGGCATTCGTCCCCGTGCAGGTGTCGGTCGAACCATTTACCGCAACGGCGGCAATGGTGCCACAGTTCGTGGTTAAAGAGGCCTCCCCCCTGCCCCTCCAAAGGAGGGGTGATAGTGATTTTTTGGGCAACCGCATAGCGGTCGCGGGCGTGAAGTTCTGAAGGTGTTTGTAACGAATATTCGGCAAAATGTTTGCCGTTACGACTTACGATTTTCGAGCTTATTGGCAGCCCAATCCCTTTGAGATTGTAAATTCTTGCCCCCAGGCGCAGGCAGTTGAATTTTCGCAGGGCTTCGAGCGGGGTAATGCTTTTACCGGCTTCGAGGTGTGCCCTGATCTGCTGGTTTTGTGAGTGTTTGTTTTCCATATCAGAATAATTTAGGTTCCTGTTTTTCTTTTTTTACCAGAAGCTCCAGTTCCTGGTCAACATTTTTCTCGGCGGCTTTACAGGCCCGGAGAGTAAGGAAGTCGCGCTGTTTGAAGTATTGCTTCTGCAAGTCGCGCATTTTGGCTACTTTCTTAATGAAGTCGTTCATGGCTGCGGGATTGTTTGAAATATTGTAGGCGAATTCGTTGAGAATTGTCATTAATTCTTTGTTCTCAATTGCTTGCTGACCTTCGTTTTTAAACCAAGGCGGCATTTTGCCAGGCTTATCGAAGATTTCAGTTTTCATTTTCTCAATGTGCATGGCAAACTCGAAGCAAGCCTGTGACAGTTTTACAAGCTTTTCAAAAGCGTCATCGAAGTCTTTTTCTTCCTTCAGTTCGCCACGTAACCGGATGCCGGTAATACAGTCGTGTATACGAAATACATACTCACCATTTGGGAATAGTTTGGCGTGATACCCGGCCATACTGTGTATTGAATCGGGTAACAGATAATCTTTTTTGTTGTAAGGTTGGAATTCCATAGCTGCTATTTTTTTTGTACCAACTTAAAATCATCATGTAACTTACATGAGTTAATAGTGATGCAATCGCGGTTGATAAGCGGCTTTTTAATGCCTGATCCGTCATATTCCTTAAAATGATCCAGTAATGACAGGATTACCTGTTCTTTTGCGCATTTCGGGCTTTCGGCCATCGATATTCCATGATATGCCCTTCCTATACACTTCATTGCGCCCACCGGTTTTGGCTTTACCGAAACCGATATAGCATAGGCTTTTAGTTGTTTACTCATAAAAAGCGGGTTTTAATTGTTTCTCCCGATTATTCGGGGTTGTCCCTGTGCCGGACTCGAACCGGCACGTGAACCGTTCAGGGTTAGTTCTTTGTTGCTAAAGGCTTTGAAGTAATGATTAGCCAGTATTGAAGCCCCTGTATTTCGACCGGCGTTTGCGAAATAGTGAAGGCAGCGGAATAATGAGTAATACCGACAGACTCCAGCATTTTGCGGACAACAACCGTGCTGTTACAGAACAGGAACCCGTATTTCGATTTGCCTTTAAATGTTCTCAACTTAAAGGCGTCAGGCGAGGCACTTACATGGATATACCAGTCTTTTGGCGAATCTTCGTCGTTTATTATTGCAATACCATTTCCGGCCTCCAGTCCCAGTATTTTAACGGTTGCCGATGAAAGGGAGATGACGCCAGTTTTTGCATTTACCCGGATGCTCACCGCCCCGTGCCGTATTACCTGCGAGTTGGCTGCGTTGTATTCTTTAAGATTCATGGCTTAAATACTTCAAAGTTTGGTTCAAAATCTACCGGGAAATCGACCGAAGTAATGGAGAGGGCTACAGACTGCTTCTTGCCGGTTGCGTCAAGTACTTCAGCTTCAACAAAAATTGCTGATCGGACGGGTTTGTAGGATGCGCGTATGATTTCAACACCTGCGTAAAATTTATCGTTCTGGATCTTGTCAGCCAGATTCTGGAGGTCAAGTACCCGGTTGGGTTTCAGGTTGCCTTTTGCGTCCTTTTTCAGCAGGTTGTTCACCATATCAACCAGGTTGGCGCTGTTTTCGTCGACGGCCAGATCATTGATATATTCGCGTATCATGGTAATGCCAACATCGAGCGTATCGTCAAACTTATCGATCACTCGGAATCCAATAGTGACACTACTGCCGTCGTCATCGCTGAAGGTATGGCTTTGCTGGCCAGACTTCGAGCCGTACAATTCGTTTTTAAGGGAGATCAGCGAGGCAAACGAGCCGTACACGTTTGCTTTTGCCAAACTCAGCAGGTTGCTTACCTGTTGCAGTTCAACAATCTGTTCACGTACAGTTTGTGTTACAAGCGACTTATAATTGTCGCGTTCGGCTTTTTTTGCAGCCGTTTCTGCCTGTTTTTTAGCGGCAATTTTTTGTTCCAGCAGAGCTAGCTGTTCGTCATTTAATTCGTCAATTTCGATCATGATGTTTAAAAATTAAGTGTTTAAATACTATTTAAGTGGATGTTTTGCGGTGATGGTCACCACGGTTTTCTTATCGACTAAAACCAGTCCGGAGCCTTCGCAGGTCTCGCAGGTTTCGGTAGTGTCATCGGCATAGCGGCCATGTCCAAGGTGTTCGCCTTTCACAACGATGTGGCCTTCGCCGTTACAATCGGTGCAAACGGCGGTTACGGTAGTTGAATAGGATGATTTTTTCATAGTTCTATGTTATTAAAGTTAAACTCGGGTAGTTCGGCCATGCGGATCATATCGATACAGTCGCGAATGCCTCGGAATGTCTTTTTAACCTGCCAGGAGTGAGAGATGAATTTCTTTTCGCGGCCCATTACTACGTCTAGCTGATCCTGTTCGGTGATGCCGTTTTTTGTAAAAATTTCCAGCGCTTCATCATCGGTGGGTTGTTCCAACAGTTCCGGGATCATAAAGAGGCGGTCGCGGGTTTCGCTGAACAGGTGGCGGTTGCGCACGGCCCCGTTATTCAGGTTGTTGATAAAATATGGTGTGCCTGTGATTACGATGCCGCACAGGTCTTTGAGGGCTGTAATGACGTCCTTCAGGATAACGACATTGTGATCGCGGAGGCTGCTGCATTCGTCGATGCAAAGCAGGAAGTCGCCGCGACGGTGAGCGGCTTCGCGCAGTTGGCGTATTTGTGAGGATATGGTTCCAGGCTGGTAGGCGTCGAAGGATTCGAGCAAACCAACGATGAGCTGCTTTTGTGTTTTTGTTTCGGAAGCGTCGAATATAATGACGCGGAAACGGCGGTTTTTCTCGTTGTATTCGCGAAACTTTTCGAGGCTGAACGTTTTACCGTAACCGCCTTCGCCGATCAACGGAAGGGCTTTTTTCAACTGGTAGGCCCGTTCGCAGGTGTTCCATACTTTCTTCAGGTTGGCAGTTGCTACACCACGGTAGTTCTGTGAGCGGTCGATGTAACGCTCGATCATGTCCCAGGTGTCGTTACCAACCATGCCGGGCTGATCCCAATTGTTGCGAACGTGCGAGAACTTGGAGCCGTTGGAGAACCCCAGGCGCGTGGTGGCAAAGTTATTGGCCGATAGTCCGGAGGCTTCCTGTAGAGCGATGATTTGATCGCGTAAACGCTTTTTTTGTTCGATTGTGTAATCTTTCATACTTTTGATTTTTATTTAGTTATTCATGGAGGCGTACCGTTGTGGAAGGTGGTGCGCCTCTCTATTAATTGATCTTACCTGTAATTAGCCGAAAAGAGGTTTCTAAAAGAGGTGTTCCTATTGGCATTCCTAATTGTCTGCTTAATAAGGTCAATGACTCTTCTGATTCAGGAATAATACAAACTCCAAATTCAGGTATTGTAGAATCCACTTGGCAAATACCATAATGTTTGTGATTTATTCGATCACCTTTTTGTAATTCAAATACTTCGATTGTTTTCATTTTCCTATTTTTAAAATTCTTCTTTGTCTATCTGTCAGGCCGTCGTCGATGCCGTTGGCCACATCTTCGAGCACGGCTTCGCGTGAGTTGGTTACAATCTTCGGGCTATCCCACCAGCCGAGGCCATCGGTGCCGGTTGCCTTCAGTTCGCCCAGGATGTTCATTTGCTTTTCGAGTTCCTTCAGCGAGTGCTGTTGTCCCCATATCTCCTGTTTTGCTTTGAACATGACGCGTTTGGCGTTCGATCCAGGGTTTTGCTTCATGTCGGCCACACAGGCGGCATATTTCTCTTTGTTGTAGGCGAAGTCGATAAACACACCGCCGCGGTACAGTGCCACCAGTTCCGGCGTATCGCGGTCGAGCTTGACGGTGAATTTGCGGCCAAAGTTTTCGTTCGAGAATATAAAGTCGCCAACGGTGTCCGGATCGGGAACGATGAACTTATGTTTTAGCCCGTCGATTTCAATTTTTATTCCCTCTGCTCCATAGGTATATAGCTCTCGTTGCTCAACCATGAACAGGCTGATGCGGTCGAAATAATTGACCTTTTGGCGTAATTCGTGCGGGGTATTGGTGTATTTGTCTATTTTCGACGGGCCAACGAAACGCCCGTAATTGTCACGCTTTTCTCCTCGGTTGTTCCAGCTACGGATAGCTAATTCGAAGTCGGCTATGATCTGATCCTGCGTTGGCAGCAATTCAGGATTCTTTTTGAATTTGGCCAGCAATTCAGGATTTGCTTTGCTGTTAAGGCTTGTGGCTGTGATGTTACCGCCTTTGAAATGCTCGAAGTAACGCAGTACCCGCTGCTGGAAATGCCCGATGATCCCCTCGACATATTTCGACCGGCCTTTGTAAGGCTCGCAAGGGAAATGCACGCGGCTCATGTTGCTCATGAGGTTGCGAACGGCCACAGAAACGTTGGCAGAACTGTTGTCGTACTGCATTTGGTATGGCTTGTACCCGTGAATAGTTATCGCATTGCGCAGGGCAGCATCAACCATTCCGGAGGTTTCGGCAAAAGCAATAGAGTGGCCTATAACAGCCCCGGAGTTGGCATCGGTAACAAAGTAGGTGTACAGGTCGCTTTTGATCTTTCCATCGGCATCGCGGTAATAAAGCTGCATGGTGGTACCGTCTAAACTCCAAAGTGCATCCGGGAACGAAGGTTTGTCGCGGTTAATGAGTGGCTGTATCACGTTGTCGGCAGCAAGCTTACCGTGACGGGCATAGAACCATACTTTTTTGATCTTCGGTATGTTTAAGTACTGTTTAACCGTTGATGTGGTCAGTTCGGTTTTTCCGTTCGATACGGCCCAGGTGTTGTATATCAGGGCCACATCTTCCCACGAGTATTTAACGGGTGCCGATGCCAGCTCCAATAATTTAGCGTGTGTCAGGGTATCGGCCTTTTCGCGGTTGACGTTTCCGACTCCGGCATGAATGAGGGCTTTGATACCCTGCTGACGGTAATCGACCGCATTTTTAACCAATGTTCGCTCGTTGGTGATGAGTCCTTTTTTGAATTTCACCAGTGGCGGGTTGGTAGTTTGCTCGTTTAAACAGCGTTTAAATGCCTGGCTCCTGAAGTCGTTGATACTGTTGAACCCGGCTTTACGGGCGCGTTTCACATTGATTTCGTTGATCAGGCGCAACCAACCGGCAGCGCGGGCGATCTGGTGTATTTCTGTTGGTGTGAACAGCTTGCTTTCGGTCAGTTCGCGAATCTCGGCAGGATCGGAAGTAACGAGCGATGTAATTTGATCGGTAAGGCTTTCGAATGTTGCCTGAACCTTTTGTTCGTCTTGCTGCCTGATCCATAGCTCGGGTTCGGCCCCGCCACAGAAAACATCCTTAATGGTTTCGCGGTACTCGGCCTTTAGCGAATGGTAGTGAATGTAAACGGTTTTGCCTTGTTTATGATGCTCCCAACAATACACTTCGCCCTTACGTTGTCCGGACAATGCCCGGTTGACGTATGCCGGTGACACGCCGCATTGTGCGAGTTCAGTGCGTGTTACGCAAAGTATGTTGTTGTGATAAAATGGCATTCGTTAAAATTTTAATTGTTCCTATCGGGGGAATCGAACCCCCGCGTGAACCGTTTAGGAGTTTACAGCGATAATTGAAGCTGCTTTGGCATTTCTTCGTAACCCAAGCCCATACAGGCCATGCCAATCATGCCGTGGTTGAATGAAAGAATTGGATTAACGCAACATGGCAAGCCTTGCATGTTGCACCATGAGCCAGACAAATGGACGCATCCGATACATTCGCTTGTGTCTGACCATATCCTTTTAACCTCCCTGTCGAACGATAGAACCTTTTGCCAACGAAGCTTTCTTTCTTGTTCGGAATACTCTTCTGAAGTTTTACCCAAAACCTGTTCGAACGAACTTAGTTTTGAAATTTGATCGAAAGGAAGTGGATATGTTGACCTGTGTTTTTCTATTGCATCCATGATTATCTGAGTTTTTCGTTTTCGCTCTCGATATGTATCGGGAACTGTTCGAACAGGTCATTCAGGACGAATAAAAGCACGTCGGAAATAGCTGTGTTTGATTCAAACAGTGGCTGATCTTCTTTGTGTACAAGCAGTTTTTCAATGATGTCGTAAGCCTCCAGTACCGGGAGTGGGTAATCGATTGGTTTTTTCATGATTAGCGGTATTTATTGATGATTTCTTGCATTTGCTTTTTAGTGGCCGATGGTGAGAGCTGGCGAAGCTCGTAGGCCATATTGAGAGAATTGGCAACTTCTTGTGCAGTTATTGAATACTCGCCGTACATCACACATACTTCATTATTCCATATATCTTTTGGATTATGATCGATGATTCTTTTGACACGAGATTTTGGGGAATGAGTTGTTGTAAATCGTTCCATTAGAATAGGGTTGGTTGATGAGTACTGTGTTTTGGCGTAAAAAGCTGTTTGCGGATTGGTTGATCAGTGTAACGGCTTGTTATTGTCACGCTTCCGTTTTTAAAGAAGCATTTCACGTCGGAAGCGTGTAGGTGGTCGATGGCACGGGTTGGATTATCCATTGTATTACCGAAGCTGACCATTATAATCCCAAATTTTCTTTTGTGCTTCGTGAATTCGACAAGCTCTTTGAGTTGATCGTAAGTGAATTCCATATACTGTATGCTGTCTATAACTAAATAACTGTAATGGTTTTTTTTGATCTTGTCGAGCATCACCGCGAATGGCAGAGAAACACCAAGGGCAATTTTAGGACTGTTGATGTTGAAGTTTATAACCCGGTCCTGTATGGTCTTTTTGTCGCGTTCTTCGTGCGAATTGTAGAGTAGTTTGCCGTGTTTGGTAAGCTCCTCGCACAACTGGAGTGCATAAACTGATTTACCTGAACCTGAAGGACCATACAGCGTAATAATGAATTTGCTTTGAATGATGCCAAAAAGCTTGTTGTATTCGCCCAGATCAATGGTTTCGTACTTCTTTTCTTTCAGTGTTTTAATACTGATAATACGATGTTCTCTGTGTGTTTTTCGTACGGGCTTATCCATTTGCTTTTTCTTTTTTTGCTTCAGCCCGTAAAACAATAGCAAGTGTGGCAGCCATTACAGCGATAAACGCTTGGTGTGTGGCTCCGCAAAAAACGCCAACTAATGACGCGAGTGAGATTGTGGCAGATATTGCCGCGAAGATGTTGTTTGATTTCATATTGTATGATTTAGTAAATGGTTAATTCATCACCATTGTCGAGAAGGAAGGAGGTACGACCTATGGCCACGATTTTAGCCTTAACGGTTTCAGTATCTTTAAACATCACCTTTCTGGTGTAGGTGATTGTCTGTCCTCGCTTTAATTCTTTCCTTATCATTTGTATGTGTTTAATTGTTTGATGCGAGTTCTTCGAGTTCTTGCTTTATTGCAATTCCAATAGCTGATCTTTTTGGTTCGCGTTCGAGGCGTGCAATTTTGCCTACATACCGAGGCGTTACACCGTGTTTTTCAGCTATTTGTTGGTATAGCGTTTTGAATTTTTTTTGATGAATGGCTTTATGTGTCATTTTTTGCCGTAGTTTTGTGTACTATTGTGACACAAATATAAGCCATTTTGGCTTATCGGCAAATAAATAATAATCTTTTTTGGCTTATTTAGTGAATAATTTTTCAGAAATACGAAAAAAATGGTTTATTGAACAGGTAGATAGGCTTGTTTCGAGCGGTACAACCAAGAAAGATATAGCTTTACAACTTGATGTAAGTGCTCAGTACATAAACAGTATATATAACGGATCAAAGAATGCGACTGAGAATTTTTTAATAAAGTTTTGTAAAAAATTCAATATAAGCCAAAAAGGTTTATTAAATATCATGAAGGGGTATGATACCCCAGAGAGCGACAATAGCCATATAAACGAGCCAGCGGTGTCGGTTTTAAAAGGTAAAAAGAATCAAATACCATTAGTTAGTATTGCTGCTGTTGCTGGTTTTGGCAATGCCGAATTTACGATACAGGAAAGGGATGTAAAAGATTATTATGTGATTCCTAAGTTTAACGACAGGCGTATCGATTTTATGATTGAGGTCTGCGGATCATCGATGTATCCCAAGTATAATTCCGGTGATGTTGTAGCCTGTACAATCATCCGTGAAAGTAAGTTCATTCAGTGGAACAAAGTACATGTGATCGGAACCAAAGAACAAGGAATCCTGGTTAAAAGGATAAAGAAAGGGGAGAATGATAATCATTTATTGCTTGTAAGCGACAACAAAGATTACGATCCGTTTTCAATAGGCATAGATGAAATCACTGGTATTGCTCTTGTGGTTGGTGTGATCAGGCTGGAGTAGTAGAAGTCATGAAGCGATTTTATTTATATGATTCTGTATAGCGCACTGTATTGCACCAAAAAAAATGACATTATACCCCAAGTTAAAGCCGAAGTTAAAGAATTGAGTGTGATATTTAGAAATGTTCAATTTTCAGAATTTACACGATTCGTTCGCTGAAATTTACATGATTCGTTTTGCCAATTACAATATCCTGAAAAAATCCTTGGAAGCCTCTAATATACTTGGAGAGGCATTCAACAGGTTGAAAAAGTTCATTGTCTCTTACCAATTCAGTGACGAGATAGAGGAGATCAGTTTTTTCAAGGAAATAAAGCCCAAATTGTGTTATCGTCTTATCTATTACCGGAAATTGTATAACATCGAGATGAACCGTCCCGCAGGTATGGATAAACAAAAGGAGTACCTGAGCGAAGAATTAAACGAAATAAACAAGTATAACGCCAAACGGCTGGACTTTATCCGATACTACCGTTCAGGTTCTACCCAACTGGATTCCCTGTATTTTCTGCGTGGGAAGATGGACAGCGAACAATACCTCGAAACATTTTATTATGAACTCGACCCGAATTTCTCAACCAATTACGATTTCAAGGTGGCAAAAATATTGTCCAACGACATGCTCCTGGCCTACCTGATGCAGGAAATAGAACAGTTGGATAACAACGGCCTGGCTTCTGTTCATTTCGACTTTCCAGCAACTAAACTGACTTGGCAGGGGAGCAAAACGGAACTGATGGAACAACTCTACTCGTGGGACAGTGCCCGTACCTTTGGCGACGTGCCGCTCACGCAATTATCTGATTATATCCAAAATGTTTTCAATATCCGGCTTGATAAAAACCTCTCACGCGCATTCAGCGACATGAAAATCCGGAACGTCCCTACCCCATTTCTGGACAAATTGAAAGAAGCGCTACTCAGACGTATGGGCAGAAGGAAATGA